ATCGAGGGTCACATGGTTAGCAAGGGGGGCGACCAATGAGTAGCCTGGAGGAGAGGCACGCAGAGTGCGATGCCGGTTGGGCGAAAGCCCTCGGTACCGATGGGCCGCCCGAGAAGGGTGATCTGGTAGCCTGTCCGGTCTGCGGCTCCTGGGTGATTGTTCTCGGGGACGGAATCGTCATTGACGAAGGCTCCGACACCGAGCACGAGTGCGAGGGTGACGAGTGATGACTGTTGTCGATCGGAATCCGCCCGAGAGCGCCATCAACATCGGGTCTGATCACTTCGTCGAGAAGGTGTACTACGAGGGTCAGTGGGTCGGCATTCACGAGTGGCACAAGACTCCGGCGGGGGAGTGGTGTGTCGGCTGGGTTCCGTTCTTCACTTCACCGATCGCCACTGGTGATACCTGGGACGTGCATGAGCTGGACCCGCTGACGATCAGTCCTTCACTTCTCTGTCGAGGGTGCGGCTCGCACGGCTTCATCCGATCCGGAGCGTGGGTGCAGGCATGAGCTTCGACCCGGATGCGATCCGCCGCGAGACGTTGTGGCTCCTGCAGAACCCTGCCTTCGAGCGTCGCCCCGCAACCATCCGAGAGTTCTTGGATGAGCCGTACCTCGGGATCAAGGACAAGGTTCGCCCTGGCCTCATTGAGGCTATGGAGGACATCTTCGGTGACAGCGTGTCGAGCGAGCGAATCTCGCAGTTCGAGACGGCAATGTTCACTGGCGCGATCGGTATTGGCAAGACGACTTTCGCCTCGATCGCCCTCCCGTACATGGTGCATTGGGTTCTGTGCCTCAAGGACCCGCAGGACTTCTACAACCTGCTGCCGGGCTCCCGTATCGCCTTCATGCAGATGTCGACCTCGGGCAATCACGCCAAGCAGGTCATCTTCGGCGACATCAAGGCACGCATCAAGGCGAGTAAGTGGTTTGCCGAGAACTTCCCGTATGACGAGAAGTTCACCAACCAGATCCGATTCCCCAAGGACATCTGGATTATCCCTGGCGACAGTGGTGAAACCACCTTCGAGGGATACAACATTCTCGCCGGCATCCTCGACGAGATGGATTCCCATAAGAAGACTCCCGAGAAGGACTACGCCGAGCAGGGTTACAACACGATCCAGTCGCGTATCGCTTCTCGGTACGTGGACAACTCTGACCCCGAGCGAGAGGGTCACAAGGGTCTAGTCATCTGCATTGGTCAGATGAAGAGCGCCTCTGGCTTCGCTGCGAAGAAGTACAAGGAACTCATCAAGGACCCGAAGGCTAAGGTCGTCCGAATGACGATCTGGGAATCGTTCGGGTGGGAGAAGTACACCAAGGCCGACGGAACCAGGAACTCGTTCTGGTACGACATCAGGCGGAAGCGCATTATCCCCGCCGAAGTTGCGGCCCTGGTTGACAAGAAGGATCACCTCATTGAGGTTCCGCGAGCCTTCTTGAGCCAGTTCAACAACAACCCGGAGCGTGCTCTTCGTGACCTTGCGGGTATCCCTCCTGAGGCTGAGGATTCCTTCATCTCCCTCGTCGACCGAATCGAAGAGTGCCGTGACAGGTGGATTGCCCGTCATGGCGACGAGTCGCCGGTGGACGATAACCCTACTCGCCCGCAGTTCCGGCCGTGGTTCAAGGCCAACCTCGATCCACGCCGACGTGCAATCCACGTTGACCTTGCTGTGTCAGGTGACGGAGACGCGCTCGGCATGGCAATGGGTCACGTCGAGGAGATCGTTGAGGTTGAAGGGGAGAAGAAGCCTTACATCGTATTCGACTTCCTCATGAGGATCAAGGCGATGCCTGGAACCGAGATCCTCCTGTCCGAAGTTCGCCAGTACATCTACCACCTGCGGGATGAGTTGAAGTTCCGCATCGTCGGAGCTACGTTCGACGGCTTCCAGTCGACGGACACCATCCAGCAGTTCCGCAAGCGGAGGATCTCGGCAGATTACCTCTCAGTCGACCGCTCGACGCTTCCCTACGAGGATTTGCGTGAGGCGATTTATGAGCGGCGACTGGAGTTCCCGCCATACGTCACTTACCTCTACAAGGGCGCTGACGAGCGCGTCGAGATCGCTGTTCAGGAGCTGATGCGTCTTCAGTTCGACGGCAAGAAGGTTGACCACCCGGCAGACGGCAGCAAGGACGTTGCCGACGCGATGGCCGGGGTTTGCTACACGCTCATGGGTGACAGGAACTACCGGAAGGGCGTAACCTCTTTGTCTGATTACCGCAACCAGAGGAATCTGGAAGCGGCGACAGGCACCGACGGCATGGCAGGCATCGAAGACCTCATCATTCCCAAGATCGAGGGTTACGGGATGAGTGCTCCCGTACCGCCTCACATGGGCAGTGTGAGTTCGTTGATTCCGCGCCACCTTCGACCCAGATAGAGGTAGCATGAGCCTCCTTGGCCCTGACGGGCGTCCCATCAGCAGTGCGCAGTTCAAGAAGGCTGCGCCTCCGAAGCTCGGCGAGGCATTCGGCGCGTGGGCGGGTCGGGACGTTCAGTACGCCACTCTCCCCGGCGGCGGGATCGTCCAGTTCGATCTGAGCAAGCTGACCCTGGCAGATTACCGGGCGATGCGCGACCACTACCAGGTGAATGCGTCACTCTCAGTCTTGTCGTTCATGATGCACCAGAGCGACTGGAAGATTGAGTGCAAGAACAAGAAGATCCGTGACCACTGCGAGGAGAACCTTCGCGAGGTCTGGACGCAGCTCAACCGGGCGATGAGTACGGCTCATTGGGCCGGGTTCAGTCCGAACGCCCTCCAGTGGGAGAACGACACCGGCGGCCGTGTCACCAAGCTCAACAAGATCAAGGACCTCCCGCCGGAGGAGTGCTCGGTCAACTGGAAGAAGGTCGACGGCTGGGCACCTCCCGGAAGGACGCCGCCGAAGTTCAACGTCTTTGACGGCATCAAGCAGTACGGAATGGCCTGGCCGATCCCGGTTTCCAACTCGTTCTGGTACCCGATGCTGATGGAGCACGGCAACCACGAGGGCCGCAAGCTCCTGCGCCCGGCGTTCCAGAGCTGGTTCTTCAGCATCCTCCTTCACCTGTTCGCCAACAGGTACTACGAGCGCTTTGGCGAGCCTGTTCCGATGGGTCGTGCTCCGTTCGAGGACGAGATCACGATCAACGGAACCACCATGAAGGGCAACGTCTACATGTTGTCCCTTCTGCAGCAGCTCCGTAACCGTTCCGTGGTTGTTCTCCCCAACGACATGACCGACTTCGGGGACGGCAAGCGCGAGTTCGACTACGGAATCGAGTACCTCGAATCGCAGATGCGCGGTGCCGACTTCGAGCGGTACATGACGCGACTGGACGAGGAGATCAGCCTCGGCATCTTCACGCCGATCCTGCTGATGCGTACTTCGGACGTCGGCTCGTACAACCTCGGCACCAGCCACATGCAGCTCTGGCTCTGGATGCTGAACGCGCTCAACGGTGACCGCAAGTTCTACATCGACAAGTACATCTTGCGGCCGATGGTGGACATCAACTTCTCCCCGAACGCTCCGGATGCGAGAATCGTTTTCCGGAAGCTCGGACACACGGATGCCGAGATGATTCGCACCGTTGTGAGCGAACTCCTGCGTAAGGACAAGATCAAGCCGGACCTGATGGAGCTTGGTCAGGCTTCCGGCATGGAGTTCGAGGAGATCAAGGAGACGATCGCGCCGCCGCCGGTGCCCGGACAGGACCCCAACGGCGATCCCTCCAATCCTCCGAACAATGACCCCGAGCCCGATCCGAGGGTTGGGCGTTCGCGTCCGGAGGACCGTCAGCCTCCCAAGGTGAAGGCGCGTAGTGCTCTCGGGATGGCCGGACAAGACATCTACATGCGCGTTCGACCCCAGGTGGAAAACGCGATGCGCGACGGAAGGTTTGGCCCTGGGCTGGATCTTTCGCTCGGATTCAAGAAGCGCATTGCTCGCATCCTGGATGAGCACGACTTCCCGGACGCGGGGGAGAGGGCCGAGGCTCTGTTCCGGCGGATGGACGCTTGGGTCGAGGAAGCTGTCTCGGCTGGGGCTGCCTGGGAGAACCCCACCGAGTTCCTGATGGTGTTCAGTAACGTCCTCAACGAAAACCTGGACGAGGTCGTCAGCACGGTTTACTGCGTGAGGTGCGACGGAATCCAGGGCGGCCCGTGGGGGCACGAGACGAACGAATGTACCTGGGGCCGCGATGAGGCAGCTTAGAACCAAGCACGAGTTGCGGTGCTTCTGTCGAGGCAATCCGCTCCTGGCGACCTACGGCGTCGAGAACGGGAACCTCTACGTTCACGTCAAGATCTACAAGCAGTCGATGGTTTACGGCGAGATCGTAGCCAGCGGCGGGCCAATCAAGATTCGATGCAGGAACTGCCTGCGGTGGCACAAGGTGACTTTCAGGTCGAATGGGACTGCTGGCCTGGAGGAATCTTATCCACCGGAGGAGTTGACGTAAAAACATCCGCCGTCCGACGCTTGCGCCATAGCGCGGCCGATCTGTAAGGTATCGCGTGAGATGAGTACTGCGACCCTCCCTGATGCAGCGCGGCTAAACGTCGCGCTCTTCATGCTGGCCGACAGCCTTCCTCAGCAGCCGAAGATGAGGTTCGCCAAGTCGACTAACGCTGCTGGCGAGCCTGTCGATGCCCTCATCTTGGAAGGCGTTCCGGTGTTCCGGAGTGGAACCTTCCGGGATTCGATGGGTTTCCAGCACACCTGGGAACCGCTCCACATGGATCAGATGGTTTCGCACTTCGACCTCCTGGCCCAGCGGAGCATCTTCAAGGACGTTCCCGTTCGCAAGGGTCACGGAGCCCTGTTCGGCGACCCGATCGACAACTTGATCGGTTGGCACAAGGCTCTCTACGCCGAGGAGCGCGTGAACCCGGTCGACGCGACCGAGTACCGCTACCTTCTGGCCGACTACGAGATCCTGGATGACGACGCGATTCAGAGGATCTCGAAGAAGCTCTGGAGGAACGTTTCGGCCGAGGTCGGCACGTTCCTCACCAACAACGAGACAGAGTTTTGGCCCGTCTACCAGGGCGTGGCCTACGTCGACATCCCCGCAGTCGAAGGGCTGTCGAGCTTCAGCAAGCACTCAGGCGTTGGCACGAAGTTCAGTGTCTTCATGCCCAACATCGAGAAGGAGGCCCCTGTGGGCACCGAGAACAACCCGCCGGTCGTGACGCCGCCCCAGGTCCAGCCCCCGGCGCAGCCGCCCGCCGTCCCCCAGATGGACGCGGCGATGTTCGCCCGCGCGAACTTCACCTTCACCATCGGCGGTCGCCAGACCAACGACTTCTCGGCGGTGCAGGCGCACATCAACACCCTGGAGGCGGCGGCGACCGAGGCGCAGGAGGCCAACCGGCGGGCCTTCATCAAGGGCCTCGCCGAGGGTGACGCGCCCAAGATCTTCGCTGCGCAGATCCCGCAGATCGAGCTGTACGCCCTCAAGCTCGACGAAGAGGGCTGGAAGGCCTTCGAGCAGTCCTGGGGTGCGACCCCGGCCCTGCCGCACACCGCCAACCACGGGATGCCGGAGCAGACGCCGGGTGCCAGCGTTCCGGGCGGCAACCCGCCTGCCCCGGCGACCGGCGACCAGCTCTCCGAGGAGGAGCGCCTGGTGGCGATCATCAAGCACAACCGGCGCGGCAACATGCCGGCCAAGGTGCTGCAGGAGACGTCGTCGTACCGGCGGCTGAAGGAGATCAACCCCCAGCACCCGGCGCTGACCGCCTGACGGCAGTAGGAGTAGACACTCCTCAGAGAAGGAACGAGGAAAGATCACATGACCACCTTCGTGGCGGGCGGCTCCGTCAACACCCCCTTCGGTGTCAACGAGTTCCTCCGCAGCACCAAGGACATCAAGCGCGAGCACTACATGTTCGCCGCCTCGACCCTTCCGGCGCGGACCATCGACGGCGTCTCCGGCCAGAAGGTTCTCCAGCGTGGGGTCGTCCTGGCCAAGATCATGACCGGCCCGGAGGCCGGCAAGGTCGGCCCGTACTCGACCGACACCACCGGCGTGACCGACGGGCGTTCCGACCCGGAGAACATCGTCGGCATCAACGAGACGTTCCTGCCCTGGCAGCTCATGGAGCGTGACGTGGAGGTCGCGGCGGTCTACGAGGCGTCCTGCGTCCAGGCCTGGGTCCTGGAGTACACGGCGGCCGGCGGTGCGACCCCGCAGCCCCTGAGCAACGAGACGGCCGACGCGATGCAGCGCGGCGGGGCGGCCGGCAAGGGCGTCGACATCACCTGGAAGTAGCCCGGAAGCGCTACGAACGAAAGACGGAGGACAACCAAGATGACCATGCCTCTGGCAGGCGCGGCCGGGCAGGGCGGCGGGACGGCCCACTTCGCATCCCCGATCGGCCTGGACCGACTGGTGCGCAAGGAGGTGTCGCTCGGAGCGATCCGCGACATCCCGCCGCCGCAGAACCACATCGGCCTCGCCACGATCGCGCCGTTCAAGGACGTTGAGTCGGACGACGTGATCTTCGACTACATCAAGGGTGGCCTGCAGGACGGCCTCGCCCCGGCGCGAGCCGAGGACTCCGAGGCGGAGCTGTCGCAGAAGGACACCCTGACCTACGGTCAGGGCCGTGCGGCGATCATCGACTGGTCCCTCAAGGACCGGTACACCGCCTCCGACGTGACTCGGTACCGCGAGGCGCTGCTCGCAGCCCAGGCGCTCCAGGGCCAGAGCCAGGTCCCCGTGCCGATGAACTGGATCGGCCGCGCGGCCGAGGAGTTCGAGAGCAAGGTCGCGCGTGACGACCAGATGCGACGGCGGAAGCTGGACAACCGGCTGGAGTGGCTCATCATGTCGGCCATCCAGACCAACCAGATCGCCTACAACGACGGCAAGATCAAGTTCACGGTGACCTACGGTCGTCCGGCGGATCAGCAGGACCAGGCTCCCAAGTCGGGTCTGTACAACACGACGGACTTCGACCCCATCGGCGACTTCATCGCCATGAACGACTTCATGTACAACAAGTACGGCATCCGCATCCACCGGGCCATCGCCTCCGAGAAGGTGCTCAACACCTTCTGGAAGTCGAGCCGGTTCATCGCCATGACGGGCCTCGTCGTGGGCGGTACCCCGTCCACGCCCATCGACATGAACTACCTCATGCCGGGGCAGTGGAACCCGCAGGCGGCGCTGAACATCATCGAGCAGGCGACCGGCATCCGGTTCGACCCGCCGTACGACTCGGTGTACCGGACTCGTCCGATCGGCGGCACGACCTTCACGAACAACAGGTTCCTGGCCGACGACCGGATCTACTTCCTGCCGACCGAGGCCGACCTGCAGGAGATCGACGACACCGACATCGGCTTCGCCAAGACCCTCACCTCGCCGCACCCGGAGGGCAACTGGACGTCCGGCTACTACGAGTGGGAGGACGAGCGGCGCGACCCCTGGGAGCGGGTCCGGGGTACCGGCATCAAGGCGTTCCCCGTCTTCCCGTACATGCAGTACACCTACACGATGAAGGTTCTGTCGTCGTGAGTAGCGGCGACGTGGTTGTGGATGCGGTTGTCTCCGTCGTGGAGCATGTCAGCGCCGACAACCTTTTCCCCGCCGGAATGCGAGGCGGCTGGGAGGCGACCCTGTCCGGCAACCAATCTCGGACCACGCCTGCTGGTGGCACCGAGAGTGCATCCCGCGAGTTCGTCGTCAGGGTTCAGCAGTTCCCGGGCGAACTTCACGACTCGCCGCTGAGCCAGTCGAAGCAGTACAGGGTGGTAATCACCGAGGTGTGATTGCCTCGCAAGAAGCTGAAGGGGGAGGCGTGCCGAGCTGCCTCCCCCTTCAACAGGAGGAACAGGAAGCGGGAGTCATGGCAGACGAGACGAACAGCACCGACGTGGAGTACACCAAGTCGACGGCTCAGCTCGACGCCGAGCGGCGGGCCAAGGAGCTGGAGGAGACGGAGCCCGGCAAGCTGACGGTCGCCGAGCGCCTCGTGAGCGTCCAGCCGACGTACGGGGTGGAGACGGACGAGGGCTACCTGGGTACCGATCCGATCTA